GAAGATGTCGATGAGAGGGAGCATGTTCCCTTTGGCGTCCTGGAACTTGATCCCAAGTGCTGCCATTTCGTTGGCTGCGTCCCTCGACGGCTTTGCCAGCTTCGTCAACATGGTTGCCGTGGCCGTGCCGGCCTCCGAAGCGTCCATTCCTACATCCTGAAGCAACGCGACGGACGAAACGGCGTCCTCGAATGAAACGCCGAATTGCCGAGCCACAGGCGCCACGTTCTTCATAGACTCGCCGAGGCTGGTGATGGAGCTGTTGGTGCGAGCTGATGCGAGCGTGAGCACGTCTGCGACGCGCTCCGTCTGCTCCCTCGTGGTCTCGAGGCCCATCCCTTTTAGGATGTTGGACACGTGGCTGGCCACCTCTCCGAAGTCGGCTCCCTCAGCCGCCGCAGCGTTCAGAACCCCGCCGATGCTGGCCAGGATCTGCTTATTGTCGAACCCGGCCTTGCCCATGAGTTCCATGCCCTGAGCAACTTCCGTGGCGGAGTATTTCGTCGTGGACCCGAGTTCCTTCGCTTTCTGCGCCAGGTCTGCGACCTGCGCTTTTGTCATGAGCGACACGGCGCCGACGGCAGCCATGGCCTGCTCAAAATCCGCCCCTCGCTTCGCGGCCGCGAACAAGCCGGCGCCTGCAACCAAGCTGACTGCTCCGACAGCTGTCGCAACCTTCGCGAACCCGCCCGCGACCTTGTCGACGACCGAGTTCATCTCCGAAACGCTCTTGCCGGCGTTCTTCGCGAACGCGGCGACGCGAGACTGCATCTTCGCGACGGGCGCCGAGAACCGGTCCACCGCCTTGAAGATGGCTTCGATTGAGAATCGCCCGGCCATCGCTACTTCGGTTTCGTTCTCGAGTGCAGCTCCCCGCGAAGCCCCTCATAGAAGAACAGGATCTCGCTCATTGTGAGCGTTCGCGGATCCGGCAGACCGGGATAGTCCCGGCAAATCTGCAGGAGCATTTCACGGAACACGGGCATGACGGTGTGCCCGTCTTTGCCGCTTTCTTTCAGCGGAGGTAGCCGCGCGTCGCTCCCTGCGCGAACGAGCGGAACGGCTACCGTCAGCCCAAAAAAAGCAGTGCAATCGCCTGGCAGACGTCGAGGTCGGGCATGGGCATCGAGCCGAACCGTTGTGGCGGCTGTCGCGTGATGTCTGCCATCGAAGCGATCATCTTGGCGCTGTGGTGCCCCTCCTTGCGCTGATCCATCGCGAGGAATGCGGAGCCCTTGGCCATGTAGAAGGTGATGGGCCCGCCGGTGTCGACACGCGGCGAAAACACGGCCTGTCCGGCCTCGTCGATGACCAAGTTCCCTCGCTCGATCGCTCGGATGAGCTTTCCCTTTGCCGAGGCGAGGGACTTCTTGTCCTCGGAGTCGAGGAAAGTCGGGTCGAGCTTGTCTTCGAGGTACATCGCCGCGACGAAGCGTGCGAACTCTTCCTCGGCCACTTCCGTGGCCACTTTCATCGCGCCGTTCATTGCTGCGAGAGCTCCCCGCCGCCGCCGAGCTTGATGTCGGCCGTGGCGCTCGCGCTCGAACGCTTGACCTCTTCGAGCGGTAGGCCTTTCCCCTGGAACGTCGACCCGTCGGCGAACGTGGCGGTGATGACCACCTCCTCGTTGCCGTCGGTGATCTCCTTGAGGAACGCCTGGTCGCCTTGCGTGTCGTTGATCTCGACCTTGAGCCCATCGAGCATCCACGGTTTGCGGGTCTTCAGAATCCGCACCGTCCCGTTGCCGTTGGACTCGATCGAAACCGAAAAACCGCCGAGGTCGCGCCCGACGTCCGCATCGGCCGCGACCGCAAAGATGCGACCGCGGATCGTGAGTTCCTGAACACTTCCGCCTACTGCTGCCATTGGGATCTGTCCTCTGTGCTGGGCAGAAGGCGCAGCTGTGCGACCCGGCGAGCGCGTGCGCTCCGGTCGGCTTCAGTGCCGCGCCCTCAGCTGAGTTTCGTTAGCCGACGACCGCAGGGGTTCCGTACAGGAAGCCGAACTTCAGCGGCACGTCGATGATCTCGGCGTTGCCTGAGATCTGGAACGTGACGTCGAGGTTCAAACGCTTCGAGTTCTGGGTGTCGATTCCTGCGCTGATCGTCTTCTTCCCCGCTTCGGGGTCAGCGACGACCGCGTCGAGTCCGAGCCCGTCGAGTACCGCGGCCATGTCGGCGACCGCCATGCGCGGTTTCTTCGCCTTCGGATTCGTGGTCGGTTGCTTGTCCGGGATGAGCGGAGCGCCGGCCCACTCGGGAGAATTGAAGCGCAGCGCAGTGTTGTATATGCACTGCTGCAGCTTCACGATGTCGACCACGTAGCGATAGGCGGGGCTCGGATCTCCCGACGGGTGATAGAAGGTCACGACGTTCGCGATCTGGACCACTCCGTCGTTCACTTCGACGCTCGAACAACCCGCCTTGATCGCGAGGTCGCGCGTCGGGTAATCCCACTGCACGCCGTCCGCGCCCGGCACGATGCCGTTTGCAGACTGTCCGCCGTAGTTCACCGGGGGGTTGTCGTTCGCCTGTTTCGCGATTCGGGCGACCTGGCGGGCGGCGACGACGCAGGGGAGGTTGGGAGAGCCCGGGGCCACGAGCGCGGCGTTCACCCGGTCCGTCTTTCGCGCGTCCGTCAGAGCGGTGACGACGGCAACGTCCGTGTCGGTGTTTCCCGTGAACGCGACGAGAGGCTTGTGCACGAGAGTGCCCCATCGACCCTCTCCGAAGGTCTGCAGCGCGTCGAGGATCGTCGAATCCGTCAGGTCGCCACAGCCGTTGATGATCATCGTTTCCCAGACGTTGCCGATCTGGCCGAGGGCCGCGGCAATGCTGGGATTCACGAGGCCGCCCGTGGGCTGCGTGATCGCGTAGGTCACCCCGGGGTCGCCGTCGATGACCTCGATCTTGATCTTGTTTCCGGTCGCGCCCTTCCACTTCGCGGTGAAGTTGATCTTGGTGGCCGGGACAGTGATCAGGAACGTCGCGCCGAGTCCGAAGTCCGTGGTCCCGTCCGTGAGCGTGAACGAGACCCCGGCGATGGTGAACGGGGTGGCCGCGCCCACTCCAGCCGTCATCGTGATGGAGCTGGAGAGGACCACGCCGTCGGGGTCCGTCATGGTCCAGACGCCGCCGTTGGCGACCGCGGTGGTGACCTTCAGCGTGTAGATCCCGGGCTTCGCCGGAGCCGCCGCCGAGAGCACGGTGATGGTGCCGTTCCCCGTTCCCGTGAGAGCCGAGGCCGTCACGGTCCCATAGGCGTAGGTCCCGACCACGAGCATGCTCAGCACGCCCGCCACAGCGTTGCCCATGCCGCGGAGCAGGTCGGTGATCTGGGCGGCTCCGAGCGCGCCCTTGGGGCTCACGAACTGATTGGAGAGCACTCCACCGATTCGGAGCCGAGACGCCGTCGCCGCTGTTCCCGTTCCCGACGGGGTGACGTCGCCGGCCGCGGCCACACCGCTTCCATCATCGGCGACCAAGTAGACGTCGACCAGGATCGTTCCGACGCTGCCGTCGCCATTGAGCAGCTGCAGCTGCTCGACAATGGCATGCGCCGGGCTGCCGAATCCGACCTTATTGCCGCACATCGTGGGGCCGGTGGACTGAAACTTCGTCGTCGAGAACACTGAGGCGCTCGCGCCCTGCGCGATCACGGCAATGCGCTGGGGAAGTTTGGCGGCGTTCGAGCCGCGCAGATCCTTGAACTCCACGCTAATGCCGAGCACTCGCGCGACGGCTGATGCGTCTACACTCATGGGGAGACTCCTCTTGGTTTCGCTACGCGCCGAATGCGGCGGTCAAAATCACTTCGCCGTTCTCCGCTCGCTTCACCTTGGCGGTGAGCAGCTCGAACGCTTCGCCCTGCACTTGCGGGCTGAATTCATTGAACGAGACGGCCAGCGCGACCCGCGCCGCCATGACATTTTGGACGGGCGTTCTGTCGGCGTGGGTCGGCTGGAACATGTTGATCGACTGCGTCCACCGCCCCGCCACCGTCCCCTGCATGTCGAGGTACGTGTAGAAGCTCGACATCAGGATGTTTCGGACGAGTCGGACAGCGCGCTGAACAGTGCGCGCGGCGTCCTCATCTCCGCAGACCTGCCCGTTGGCTTCGTCCGACGAGACGCCATAGCCGTAGCAATCGATGTTAAAGACCCCGTCGGCTTGCTGCCTGGAAACGACGTTGCCTTTCGCCCTGTCGAAGCTCTCCGAGTCGAACCAGACATTTACGATCGGCGCCCGATCGATATCCGGGGTCTCCTCAGAGTCACCGATCGCCCACTCGCCCCACGGGTCCGCGCGTTCCGAGAAGATCCGTAGGCGCTACGGTTCGGGGTTGCGGCTCGCTGACTCGGCGAGCTGCACCTGATTCGTGACCTCGACGGCGAGGATCGCGGCGATCTGGTCGCGCACGAGTTCGGAGGTGTCGACCTTGTCGATGAGCTCCTGGATCTGCGCGACGAGCGGCATTCACTTGTAGGACTCGAGCGAGCAGGTCACGAGGCCGATCGCCCTGTCGGGATGCGACTCCGAGACCTTGAACATGTGCGGGTTGCCGAGGATGTCCGTGAACTCGACCGTCCACGGCTTGGACTTCGGATCGGCGATCCCTCGCGGGATGCCGATCCCCGCCGCCGTGAGCGCGGCCATGCGGATCGCGACCGACGCAGTCCGCCCGCTCACCATGACCCCCGTTCCGGGGTCGAGCGTCATGGCGACGTCGCTCGAGAAGCCGACGACGTCGGCCGTGTCGAGATCTGGAGACGTGACCTTGATGGGCCAACCGAAGCCGGCCGCGTCCTCGACGATGGTCGCGAGGTCCGCGGCCGCTTGAAGGCGGAGGCTCACGGGCGCTCAGACCTTTACGGTCTTCGTCGATTTGATGACGTGACCCCTGGCGATGAGGTCGCCGAGGGTTTCCTTGGGAGACCAGTCGCTCTCCGCGACCTCGCTGCCGCCGTCGATGACTCCGCGCAAACTCGTGAGCGACATTCCAGGCTTCACGATGAGAATGTCGACCACCTTCTCGGTGGCCTCCGCCGGGGGCTGCCCGGACTCGGGCAGCTCACCCGTTCTCGGCGCGCCGCTGGAAGGGGTCTCGTTCTGGGGGTCCTGCTGCCCGCTGGGGGGCTTGTTGTCTTTGGCCATGCTGTTCCTCGAAATCAAAAGCGAGAACGAGCAGGAGCGTCACGACGGCGCTCCTGCACGAGACTCACGTGGTGGTAATGCAGACGACCGAGTCGATCTGCGTCGGAATGGCGAGCGGGCAAGTACCGGCGGATACCTTCAGGTGCTTTCCGTCGGGCGTGAACCACGCGAAGCGAGACAGATCGATGCTCTTCGCGCTGTTCGAGATGCGACCCGGCATGAACGGCATGGCGCGCGGGTCGGCCGTGGCAACCCGCGGAATCGCGCCGAAGACGACGTCGAGCCGCGATTTCGTCGACTTCATGATGATGTTGTCGTCCGCGACGTATGGCGTAAGCACGCCCGTCTGCGGATGCTTGTACCATCCGTCGTACATCCACATGTCCATCAAGTACTGCCCGACCCAGACGCGCCCCATGAAGGTCGCCCCCTCGCCGCGAGAGGCCGGCGCCAGCTGCGCCATTCCCTGCGAGTTGTTCGCCGAGAACACTCGGGTCTTCACATCGGCGTTCGCGAGAAAACGGCGGATCGCTGTCTTGCCGAAGATCAGCTGGTCCATCTGCGCCTTGCCGTCGCGGCGACCGATGATCGCGGCGTCCTCCAAGTCGTTGAGCGGGGCGCCGGTCGACCCGTTCAAGGCCCACGACGTCGCGATCGTGATCTTGTGGGTCGACTTCATGCCGTAGTCGAGCGTGTACTTCACAGCACCGCTCGAATCGATGCACGAGACCACACCGGTCTGCAGCGCTTGGGCGCACATGAGCTCGACGGCTCGGGTAATCTTACCCTCGCACTTCCGAGTCACGCGGTCGGCTTCCGCCAGCGCGTTGCGCGCATAGACCGGATCTTGAAAAGGATCCTCTCCCGCGCGCCGCTTGATGAGCTTGTAGGCGTTGATGTCGCCCTCTTCGTCGAAGATCGGGGGCGTGAATGCCTTATTTACGTAGGTCGTCGCCTCGTTCTTGTTCGCATCGACGCTCAGGTCGGTGAGAACGACGGCGATGTCTTCGTCGTCGCGAACGATGTCGATCTCGACCTTTTCCGACTCGAAGAAGTTCTTCGGCGGGGTCTGGAACATGCCGGTAAGAAACAGGGGGGCAGGGGACTCCTCGACGTACATGTCGATCATCCGCGCAGTGCTTGCGTCACTCATGACTTTTTTTTCCTCGTATGGTTGGGGTGCAGACGGCGCACCGCTGCACTCCCGGGAAACCGCGCTGCGCGCGCCCGAGTGCTCGGTGGGCTAGCTTGTATGTGGTGTGTGCTGCGGCGCCGAAAACCGTTTCCGGGCGCGCCGCAGCTTGCGGTCAGTCGAGCTGCGTGACGTTCTGCGGAATGATCCC